TTCCAGGTTTTCCCTCAGCCTGTCCATAGTAAATTCACTCATACAGCACCTCGTCATATCTGGATAAATCAGAGGGTTTCAAGGGGAAATCTATCACTTTGCCCTGTTCCAGCAGAACATTTTCTGCATCCATCGTCTGTTTCAGCGTAAGCCTTCTATAGTGCTGAGGATTGACAACCATGTCCTTTCTCTGATACGATATCCTGTGCAGAGCGATCTGCTTTCCCTCGTAATATGCCGCTAACATGCTGTCGAGGGCCACGACTGCCACATCTTTGCCGACATACTCCGCTGGCACGGAGTACTGATTGCCGGCGTATGAGATGAGGCAGTCTTTTTGTACCCGCCTGAGATTGATCTTGTCGATGATGTACTCACGGGTAAGAGGACTCAGCCCCTCTTTTTGCAGCCGCTCAAAGGGAATCTCGTTGGTGGTGGCATGGACTTTGCCATTGACCTTGTTGCACCAGGCCAGGGCCTGTCCGTTCAAATCTGCCAGAGAGTTGTACTGGATCCCCACCATGAAATTATCTCTCACAAACTGAACCGTCCGCTCCACTTTCCCCTTGGTCTGACCTCGGTACGGCCGGCACAGGATGGGAAATATATCTTAACTACTATAAGGGTTACGGTTACGGTTACGGTAGCACTGGATTGTCCATGTGACTGTCTTATGGAATGTCTGTGGACCGTCCGCAGGACAGTCCGTGGACAGGCAGTTTTTCATATCCACTTTTCTGGATTGGCTTTCAAGGTTTCCGAAAATCCACGTTTTTCAAGACGTCTCATTTTTACGGGGAAAACCGGGTGCAATGGGCCATTTCCGTGGACTTTCTTCGGATTTGAAATCGGACTGTCCGTGGACTGTCCGCTGGAATGTCCACGGACAATCCGCAGGACAAAACAAATAGGCAGAGCCGGATGGATGCCGGTGCAGGCTGTCCGCTTATTTTTCCATGGATTGTCCTGCGCCCTGTCCGCATTTTTGGATGCGGAATGTCCACGGATTTTCCACGGACATTCCGTTGGACATGGAATGAGGGCGGGTAACCAACGGCCCCCACCCTCAAATCATTTCTTGCAATTTACATCCTCGCCGTCATCAACGGCCACCAGCTTGGCAACCGGCTTCCCGCACTCCGTAACAAAGACATCTTCAGCTCGGGCCGCATCAATGCAGGCTTCGGGGTCTCTCTGCAAATCTGGCACGGTTATCATCTTCATGCGGTGTCTCCGCTTTAGTTCGGGGCAGCGGGCAGGAACTCGATGTGCAACACCATACCAAGCCCGGCGGCCAGCCGCTGAAGGGTCTTGATGGACGGGTTGGCAGATCCGTGTTCGAGCTTGCTGATGTCAGCCTGTGCGATGCCGGTCATCTCAGAGAGCTTTTGCTGGGTCATGCCAGCCTTCTCCCTTGCGTCAATCATCGCCTGTGCAATAGCAAGCTCCGGCTGGAGCGCATCCCATTCGGCTTTGAACTCCGGGTTTTCGAGCTGCTCTGCCAGCAGTTTCTCAAAGTCATCCATTATTTCTTCTCCTTTCGGCTCAGGTAATCAGCACGATATTTCCTTGCGGTCTGGATTTCCGCCGGCGGGGTCTTCTGCGTTTTCTTGACGAACCCGTTGGTCATGACAATCTGTTTGCCGTCGAAGAAGAAGTACAGCACTCTCGTGATGTCGCTCCCCAGCTTTGTGCGGAGTTCAAACAGGCCGTCACCTAACGGTTTGGAGTACGGCTCTCTGAGCCGAGGCCCGTTCTGCTTCAAAAGGGCCACTCCTCCCATGACCTTTGTTCGCATTTTCGTGTCCAGAGAATTGATGAAATCCTTGACCGGGCAGCTATCGTCTTCCTTCCTGTAAAAATACACATTGTAGTCCGACACCGTGGCCCCTTCTTTCTCTGTGGTTTATCCTATACTTATCTTATAGGATTTATCCCATAAAGTCAAGGGCAGCCGAAAGAATTTTTCTTACTCCGGCATCTTCACCGGAGCAAAGATAAACTGTGCGTTCCCGTTGACAAAGTCCTTACGGCCTATGCGGTCGAGCTTGGTCATCGCCCCAAATACCCCAAACGGGAGAGACTCCACCCCGGCGAATACGTTCAGCGGGAAGTTGGGCACGATCTTGACGCCCTGGATGATTGGCTTGCTCTGGATGTCCGAAAGGCTGAACTTCCAGAAGTCCTTGGAGGCATTGTAGCTGAAGCGGATGAAGTACGGCGTCCCGGCAAGGACGACACGGGATACGCTGTCGTTCATGTCGGGCACTTCGATGATGATGCAATCCACGGTCTACCCTCCCCCTGTTACAGAAGCCCCATGGACGAGGCGGCACCGTACAGGATGCTCCCCTTCCGGTTGCCATTCTGGTTCGACCCGCCGGAGCCGGAGCCTCCCCCAGTGCCAGCGCCGGTGCCGGTGCCGCCTCCGGCGCCCCCCGAGGAACCGGCGGAGGTGTTCGCCGTTCCGGCGGATGCACCGGTGGCTCCGCCCCGGCCATAGCTCTCCGGGATGGTGGCCGTCCGGGCTTTGGTGACCCGAACCTTCTTGAAGGCAATCGGGATCTCCCGGTCAAAGCCGGTCTCCAGGCTTTTCTTGAAGCCGACGCTGGTGATGACCATATCGGTGAACACGTCATCTGAGGTGACGACGGTGACCGGCTCCTTGGCGAAGTACAGCTCCTTGAGCTGCTTTTCGACCTGGGCGACACGGCTCGGGCTGGAGCCGTGTCGGTTGTACCAGGTCACCGGGGTGTTGGTCAGGTACAGCACCATATTCAGAGGCTCCGAGTCCAATGAGACGTTGTCGCTGACCGGGAAGCCGTCCTCCACGGTGTACTCCGGGGCGGTAGCAGTCAGGGTCTGCTCTTGGCTTATGAGGGCGTCGAACTCGATCCCGTTGATGGATACCGGCTGGGTCGCTTTCGGCATCTACTCCACCTCCTATCTGCTGTACGCCAGGGCACGGGCCAGCTCACTCGTGGCGTCCTTGGTGGACTTATCCATGGCCCTGGATGCTTTCTGCTGGACAGGCGTATCCCCGTTGAACTCATTGTTGAACACGTTGTTCTGGACGATAGAGCGGTTCTGGGAGATGGCGTTCCTGTCGCCCGTCGCCTTTTCGGGGATCATCTTGGCTACGAAGTTGTCGAGAGCCTGCAAAACACCGGATACCGCCTTGCCCTCCTCGCTTCCATTCTGCAACGCCATGGAGTCCAGCTTATTCAAGAGCAGCGACAGGGCCTGGGCCTCGCCGCCGGCGTTCTTGGCTACGAAGCTCCCGAGGGCCTGCGTCATGATGGACAGCAGCTTTCCCTCCGGGGCAACGATTTCGCCCTGGGTGCGGTTGTCGCCGACGATGGCGAGCTGCGGGCTGTTCGCTTTGATGTAGCCGCCTTCGGCCAGGGCCGGGATGTGCGGGATGTTGAAGCCGAACTTATTCCCGCCGATACCCGGTATCCAGTCAGGGATGTCGAAGCTCAACCCATTCAGGCCGTCAATGAGACCGTTTATCAGGTTGATGATGGCGTTGACAGGGGCCTTCACAATATTGACCAGAGAGCCGAAGACGTTGCTGACGGTCTCCTTGATGCTGTTGAAAATCTCGGCCACAGCATCACGCACCGAAGTGAACGCATTGACGATGGTGTCCCAAATGCTTTGGGCGATGCCGGCGATGAACTCCCCTATCACCGAGAACACGCTGGAAATGACATTCCAGATTGCGTTCAGGATCGTGCTGATGATATTCAGAAGCCCATTCCAGAGGTCGGAGAAGAACGCCCCGATGTTGCTCCAGAACCCCTCCCAGTCCCCCGCAAACAGGGCTGCGAAGACGGCAAAGAGGTCGGCCAGCACATTGAACGCCGTTCCGAACACGGCCTTGATGGTCTCCCAGATGCCGGAGAAGTAGGCCATGATCGTCCCGCCCCAGGTCTCCCAGAACGCCTTCAGGGCGTTGAAGATGGTCTCCGCCAGGGCCTTTATGATGTTCCAGACTGCGGCGACCACGTTCTTGATGCCGTTCCAGATATTCGTGAAGGCCGTCTTGATCTGCTCACCGTGCTTGGCCCAGAAGTTGCGAAGCCCCTCGAAAATCGTGGTCGCAACCGTCTTGATTGCGTTCCAGACGACCAGCAGGACGGTCTTGATCGTCTCCCAGGCTGCGGCGAGGGCGGCCATGATAGCCTCTCCATGTTCCTCCCAGAACGCCTTCAGGCCGTCCCACACGCTCTTGGCGGTATCCTTTATGGCGTTCCAGGCGGCACCGAGGAAGTCTTTTATTCGGCTCCATGCCGCTATGATGGTGTCCCGCACCTTTTGGGTGTCGATGCCTGCCTTTTCCAACAGGGAGCCTATCACCGAGTCGTTGCCCTGCATGAAGTTGATGAAGTCCTCAACGAGCAAAGCGATTAAAACGATGACGGCAACAATCGCAAGCATCTTCGCTTTCGCTCCAAGAGCCGCCTTGTCCAAGTCTTTGAAACCCTTGATGACCTGGAGGGTGGCCTGCGCATCCGCAAGTCCGCCGCTATTGGCGTGATGACCTATGGCCGGGTGTACGCCCGTGTGGCCGAGGGCGTCGAGCCTGCCTATGGCGACAGCCTGTTCATCATCACCAGCGGCGCTGAGGCCGGCTTTGTCACCAACAATGCCGCCACCGTTGCTGCGGAGGGTGAGGAGGCGGCCTCCACCACCATCGCCATCAAGGGCCGGTTCCTGGGCGGCGTCGACAGCACCACCAAGGTCGCTCCTGTCGAACTGTTCAACCAGGCCCAGGCGTAAAGAAGGAGGAAGTGTTGAAATGAGCAAGCACATGAACTATGACCAGGGCGAGATGCTGACCTTGCGGGCATCTTCCATCCCTGCGGCTGTCATGGCATCCCCCGGTGCCCGCTTCGACGGCGTGGAGGATGCCTCCGTCTTCTTCGCTCGTGAGCTGGATCACGTCAAGGCCCAGTCCTATGACGTGGAGTATCCCGAACTCACGGCCCTGTCCCTGTTCCCCATCACCCATGAGGCTGATGCCGGTGCGGAGACCGTGACCTACTACACCTACGACAAGAACGGCCTGGCGAAGGTCATCGACAGCTACTCCAACGACCTGCCCCGTGCCGATGTGACCGGCAAGCCCAGCTTTGCCAAGATCAAGTCCGTTGGCGACAGCTACGGCTATTCCGTGCAGGAGATGCGGGCCTCCCGGCTGGCCAGGAAGTCCCTGGACTCCCGCAAGGGTGAGTCCGCCCGCTACGCCATCGACGAGAAGATCAACTCCATCGCCTGGGCTGGCGACGCCGAGAGCGGCCTGATGGGCGTCCTGTCCGAGGGGCAGAGCATCCCCCTGTTCACCATCCTGGCTGGTAGCGAGAGTAAGAATACCTCCTGGCTGGAGAAGACTGCTGACGAGATCCTGGACGATGTGAACGGCATGGCGAAGCAGGTCGCCAAGGTGACCAAGAACGTGGAGCGGCCCGACACCCTCTGCGTCCCCGCCGATGTTTATATGCACATCAGCACCAAGCGCATCCCGGATACCAGCACCACTGTGCTGGCTTTCCTGCTGGATCACGCTCCGTACCTGAAGAACATCGTGTCCACCGCCGAGCTGGATGCCGACTCCGTTGGAACCAACCCCTACGCCAAGGAGGGCGAGGGAGGCCAGGGCGTGGCGTTCCTGTTCAAGAACGACGAGCGCAAGCTGTCTCTGGAGAACCCCATGCCCTTCATCCAGCATCCGCTGGAGGTGCGGGGCCTGGAGACCATCATCAACTGCGAGGCCAGGACTGCTGGTGTCATCGTGTACTACCCGCTGTCCGCCCTGATCGCTGTTGGCGTGTCCTGAGCGTTTTTATGCGGGAGTGTTGCCGATTGGTAACACTCCCGCAACATTTTGAAATGAACGTCAGGCGGCCGAGTCGCCACGCTGCGGCCGCCCACGAAATCATGTAGGAGGTTTACCGCTATGACTATCAAGAACATCAGCCAGAAGGTTATCAACATCGGCACCACGATCCTCATGCCCGACAAAGCGATGGAGGCCACCAAGGCGGTCACCGAGACCCCGGCCATCAAGGCCATGGCTGAACGTGGCTACCTCGTCATCACCGGCGGCAATGGCGACAAGGGCGAGAAACCCACCGAGGAAAAGGGCGACACCGGAGATATTGGTGACACCGGCAATACCGAGGAGGACACCGAGGACACCGGCGATAAGCAGAACGATGGTGTGGAGAAAAAGCCCCTGTCCCGGATGACCAAGGCGGAGCTGGTCGAGGAGTGTCAGCGCCTGGGTATCGAGGTCGACCCTGAAGACACCAACCCGATGATGGTGGAGAAGATCAAAGCCGCCACCGCCAAGTAAGGAGATGTCCGCCATGAAAGCCATCCAGATTATCCGGCTCGTAGGGAAAGAGTTTGTCGGCGTGACCGACTCCAACCTCAAGAAATGGCTCGACATTGTTTCTCCGATGGTGAGCAGGAAGCAATTTGGGAAGCTGTACGAGCAGGCCCTGGCCTACCTCGTCTGCCACAAGCTGAAGATGGCAGGGCACGGAGACAACCCGCTCGGAGATCTGGGTGCTATCGGCACCGGCTTCGCTGTTGGAAGCGTGTCTGAAGGTGGAAGCAGCATCAGCTTTGGGGCGAACCAGGCGTCCAACCTCGCAGCGGATGCCGAACTCGGCCTGACCGGTTACGGTGTCCAGTATCTTCAACTCAGGCGGTCCGTCATCATCCCTATCCATTGCAGCGGGGAGAGTGGCTGACATGGCATTTGGCTTTACAGATTTGACCCCGGCCGGGAAGCGGTATTTTGCAGAGCTGAAGAAGCTCGCTGAGATGGAGGTCGTCGTTGGCTTCCAATCGGACGGCGCTGACTATGAGGGCGGTGCATCCGTTGCTGAGGTCGCCGCCTACAACGAACTTGGCTCGTCCGACACTCCGGCCCGGCCGTTCATGCGGCAGAGCTTCGAGAAGCATGAGGCGGAGCTGAAGGCGGCCTGCGAACAGGTGAACCGGACCCTGGCCTCTGGTGGAACCGTCCAGGAAGCACTTGGGCGGCTCGGTGTGATTGCGAAGGCCCTCGTCCAAGAGGAAATCGTTGAAGGTGGTTTTGAGCCGAACGCACCGTCCACCATCAAGAAGAAGGGGTCTGACAAGCCCCTGATCGACACCGGCACCATGCGGCAGTCGGTGACCTACGTTGTGCGGGAGGCGGGTGAGGGCGGTTGAACATACGGCTTTTCAACAAGCTGTACTGGATCCGGCAGGCCAAGGAACAGAAGCTCGTTAAGGGCCACCTGGTGTCCGGCTATGAAGACGTTGCGGTCAGCTTGCACGTCCACCCGCTCAGTACGAACCAGATCCAGGCGCTGCCGGAGGGCGAGCGCAAGATGAGTCGGCTGGAGGGCCATGGCGAAATCGAACTGCACGTCGGGGATGAGGCGCAGAACCGCAAGGGAGACCTGCTCTACTACCACGGCGACTGGTACGAGTGCCTGTCCTGCCAGTTGTACGATCACACGATGCTGTCGCACTACAACTACCAGTTCGTACTCGTCCCGAGAGATGCCAGCGGCGCAACTGACCTGGAGCCTCCTGCCGGCGAACCCACGCTTACTCCGGCGGAGCCAAAGGGTCGCAAAAAACGGCAAGTCTCGGTCAAAGACAGAACGGGAGGGATGGCATGAGAGCATCAGAAGCGAAGGAGCTGTTCAGGGAGTTGGCCCAGGAATACTTCGCTGGCGCATGGGTCACGTTCTCTAGGCAGAGCAGGGCCGCAAAGCCCGCCATCCCGCTGGTTTCCATCACCCCAGGCAATGTCAACCGCCCGCTGAACCCCACCTACGAAAACGCTGGCGGCGAGGTTCTGGGGTACTACCTGTCCCGCATCCCGATGACGGTCGACCTGTTCACACACGGGAAGCCGGTCATCGACGATGAGATGGGCAAGACAGTGGCATATGAGAATACCGCAGTAGACGACATGGCCGCCTTTGCGGATTTCTTGAACTCAACGTATGCCGTCAACTGGAGCAATGACCACGATGTCACACTCCTCATTGAAGGCGGCATACAGGATCTGACCGGTTTGGTGAACGACACGAACTATGAGTTTCGATCCCGAATGGTCGTCATGTTCTACTTTACGCAGAAGGCAGTCGGTTTCACGGCAGTTGCCACAGAGGAAAGCGTAAAGCCCGCCCCCATAGAACCGGGAGAACCCGGAGAACCTGGAACCCCGCCGAGCGGGCCGGGCACCGGGGGCGAGGGTACGCCCGGAGAAGGTACAGGCTCTACACCTGGAAGCGGTAAGCCTGGCACCGGTGGCAACATTGTGGTGCCTGAATTTGAACAGACCTCCAGCGGAGGAGGTTCGGAAGAGCTGGCTAAAAAGTCGACCGGCTACTTCACAGAAGCTGAAATCGCTGAAATCAAGGAGGAAAAGGCATGAGCAGCAACTTCGATAAGATTGCCACTGTTGACATCAGCATCGCTTCCCCTGTGTCCAGCGATGCCAACTTTGGCAATCTCCTGATCCTGGGGCCGGCTCCTACCGGCACTCCCAAGGCTCCCCGTGCGATCCCCAAGGTTGGGGTCTACGGCAGTCTGGAGGAAGTGCAGGAGGTCGGTTTCATTACCAATGGGGAGAACCCTGACCCCGTGGGCGTCGCTGCCCGTGTGGCGTTCTCCCAGACGCCGGTGCCGACCGAGGTGTACATCGCCATCCAGCAGAAGGCCGAAGGGGCCTCTGGGGCAGCCCAGACGATCCTGGAGGCCAACGAGGCCATTGAAACCTATGTCGGGAAGAAGGCGGACATGGCCGGATGCACCGTCGCTTTTGATGAGGATGCCCGGCGCATCTTCATTGAGCTGACCGGCCCCGGTTCCGACATGAAGAACACCGGCATCGCCGACACGATCACGGAGCTGGTGGCGAAGAAGTACGAGGTCTCTGTCGACGGCGAGAGCGTCACCGACCTCGACAGCCTGAAAAAGCTGTCCGTCTTCACCGAGATTTCCGCCATGACGATGGGCGGGGACAACGTTGAGGCTGTTGCCACCGTCGAGCATGATGGCGCTCTGCCTGTCAGCTACGGCCTGACCGTCAGCTATCCCGACCAGGCGAACCTGCGGGTGGTTGCCGAGAATGAGATGCCCGTGGCTCTGGAACCTATCGACAAGCCGGACGAGGCCCTGGAGATCCCGTCTGAAACGGCCGCTCGTGCGTTGAGAACGAGCGGCTGGTACGTCCTCTGCACCGCCGGCATCGACCCCCAGCACTACGAGGACATTGCCTCCTACATCGAGACCACGGAGAAGATGTTCCTGTACACCGAGCTGGGCTTCTTCGGCGCCGGTAAGGACGGAGATAACCAGACCAGCGTGGGCAACGTCTACCTGCGGACAGGCGGCATTTATGGTCGGGTGACCACGGATCAGGCGGATGAGAAGATCCCGGAGGCCAACCTGTATATGAACGTGGCTATGGCCGCTGTCTGGCTACACCACGAACCCGGCTCTGAGACCACGGCCTTCAAGCGGATGTCCGCCGTGTACCCGTCCGACCTCAACTCCAGCGAGATGAAGGCCCTGGAGGAGGCGCACCTGAACTACTTCATCGAGATGGGCGGTAAGAACATCACGATGAACGGCCAGGTGGTCGGCAACGAGTGGTGCGACATCATCCGCTTCCGGGACTGGCTCAAGGACGATATGCAGACCCGTGTGGTCAACCTGTTCGTGACTGAGCCGAAGGTGCCCTACACCGACAGCGGTATCGCCAAGGTGGAGAACCAGATGCGAGCCTCCCTTGCCAGAGGACAGGAGATGGGTGGCATCGCCGAGGAGGAGTTCGACGAGGATGGCAACACCATCCCCGGCTTCACCACGAGCGTCCCCCGTTCCTCCAAGCTGACCGCCAGCGAGAAGGCGTCCCGGAAGCTGAAGAACTGCAAGTTCACGGCCCGGCTGGCCGGTGCCATCCACCATGCAGCGATTTCCGGTACGCTGACCTATGAGAACCTGTAAAGGGGAAAGGAGGTAAAGCAGTATGAGCAACGGAGTATCGACTTATAGCCCCAAGGACATTGTGATGACCCTCGGCACCCACGTTGTCACCGGCATCGCCGATGACAGCTTCGTGACCATCGACCCGAACGGCGATGGCATCACCAAGAAGGTGGGCTGCGATGGCGAGGTCGTCAGGAGCATCAGCCCTGATGACACATCCATCGTGAAGGTGGTCGTCTTCCAGACCTCTCCGACCAATAGCTTCCTGAACCAGAAGCTGAAGCTGGACAAGAAGACCGGGGAGGGGATGTTCCCCATCCTCATCAAGGATCTGCGTGGCGGTCTCGTCCACAGCGCCCAGCAGGCATGGGTCAGCAAGCCGCCCTCTCGGGGCTATGGCAAAGAGGCTGGCACTCGTGAGTGGGGAATTCACACCGGTGTCGCCGACACCGAGGAGTAAGCAAAGTGGGAGGGTCGCTCCATACGGGGCGGCCCTCCAATTCATAAGGGGGTATTGAATTATGAAACAGCAGGAAACCACACAGAAGACCATCGGCGAGAACACGTTCTACATCCGGCCGTTCCCGGCCTTCAAGGCCGCCAACATCAGTGGCGAACTGGTGAAGATCCTGTCTCCAGTGGCCGGGGCCATCGCATCCGCAGTCGGCGTGAGCGGCGCAAGCACCAAAGAGGCGGCCGCCAGCGTCATGGACATGAACATCGACGATGTTGCCCCTAAGCTAGGGGATGCGCTCTCTGGCCTGTCTGGCGACTCCATCGAGCAGCTCATGAAAAAGTTGCTCATCGAAAACAAGAATATTTCCGTCGAAGGCCCGGCCACCAATGGCGATGTTAAGGTGATGGATATGGACATCGCCAATGAGGTGTTCTGCACCGAAATCCAGGATATGTTCATCCTCTGTTTCGAGGTCGTGAAGGTGAACTTCCGGGGTTTTTTCTCGAAGATCGCAGACCGATTTGGCGGCCTGCTCACAGCTTTAGGAGCGGAGACGGCGTCGAGCGATACGGCGATTTAGACCTGTCCCAGTTCAATGAACTGGAGCTTAGGATGTACACGCTCATCAAGGCGAAGCTGGCCTCAAAGATGGAACTGGAGACCTGCTACACCTTGGATGAGGCTCTGAAGCTCTACGCCCTGTACACGATGGATAGCGACATCGAACGTGCCCAAGCGGAGGAGCTGAAAAATAAGACACAGACATGAAACCTCCCGCCCCCCGGCGATGGGGGCGGGAGGTTCCTGCAAGAGGATCAAGAATTTGTTTCCTGATAAATGCGATCTACGATTGCTTTGATACGTTTTGCCTCTTTCGTTTCGATGATGTACTGCGTTGCGCCGAATTGGAAGACCAGTCCATCATCGAGTAACATTAGAGATGAGAGGTTTGAGATATTCCTATCAAATGCACCTTGCGGAGCGTTGAAGACCGCTCGCTTGTTTGTTATAGCAAGAAATCCCGGATGGCGTTCCTGCACGGTTCCCCTGATTGGGGTAGATTTGCTCTGACCAACCCGATAGGAAACGCCTTTGGCAATTCTTATGCTCACACCGCTGCTGCCACCAGAATAGCCGGTCACGACGTTCTTGTATTTGATGGAAGCGGCTTTTCCATAGAAATGACACGTTTCTCCAGGCTTTAGCATTAAATCGTGACCAAGAACGGTTGGGAGTGGGCCACCTTCGTTAATGGCATCGTTGTCCGCCCGGTGTGCCGCTTCAGACTTTTTTCCATTAAGTGCTGCAATCAGATATTTAACCGTATCGTAAATCCAGCCAACGCCAAAAAGCCCAAAGGTACAAAGATACAGAATCCCCATACCGATTTTTCGTTCTCGGAATTTATGAACCCCGAACTCTCCCAAAAACAGACAGATGATGAAGTCACTCCACACAGTAAATCCCCCTCCGTTTCGTTAAACGTAGCCTATAAGTATTGCTTAGATATTCTATCAGCTGCATATTAGTTAGTCAACAGCCTATACGAGCAAACGCAAAATATAGCCAGAGGAGAGGTATCAGTCATGAATGTTGCCCGCATAAAAGAGATTATCTCGTATTACGATCGCAGGATTAACCGCTTGAGCAACCGCTTGGCGGAAGAGGATAACATTGTGATGCAGATACGTCTGCGCTGGGCGATCAGGAATTGCCTACCGATAAGGCAAAAGCGGAGTAGCTTAGGCTACCCCGCTTTTCTTATGCCCAAAATCCCGCTAAATGGCCGGGAAGGGCATGGAAGGCCAAGAGCAACTACTTAATATATGCCGCTGTAAATGGCTGCACACAGCTCTTACAGAGGCAGGAAATGGAGGTGATGGTGGTGACCATCGCAGAGTTTTTCAACAAAGTCGGTTTCAAGGTCAACGAAGGCGATGTGAAGAAGGTCAACAACACCATTTCCGACATCAAAAGTACAGCTACGAAACTACTTGGCGCCATCGGCATCGGCTTCAGCCTCGCAAATATGAACGCCCTGGTCGAAGAATTTGACGCCATTAACGATAAGATCAATTACACCGTGAAGGGCCTTGGCGATGTGAAGGAGGCCCAGCAGGGCATCCTCGATGCCGCCAATGCAGTCAAGACCTCCTACTCGGATATGGCGAACGTGGTCACGAACCTTGTGAAGGCCAGCCCTGAGATGTTCCCGGTGGATCAGGCCATCAGCTTCTCGACCAACCTGACGAAGCTGATGAAATCCGCCGGCCGAAACGATGCCGAGATCGCCAGCATCATGGAGGGGATGAACAAGTCCTTCCAGAAGGGAGCCGTAGACACCGAGACCCTGAATAAGATGCTGGAGCAGGCCCCGGAAACGGCGAACTACCTGGCCGAGCGGCTCGGGGTAGCCAAGACCTCGTTGCTCCAACTGGCGACGGACGGCAAAATCTCTGTGAATGACCTGAAGGATGCCTTCGTGGCCTCGTCCGAGGAGATCGACGCAGCCTTCGGCCAGCTAAACTTCGGCGTATCGGACGCCCTGTTGAATATCCGCAACAAATGGGGCTTCTGGCTGAAAGAGACCGATGAGATGTTGGGCCTCACTCAAACCATTGGCAAAGTAATGGTGCGTGGCTTCGACATGGCGATGGGTGCTCTAAACAGGGTTAGAAATGCTGTGGTCTGGCTCACCGATAAACTCGGTGGAACCGAAAAGGCCATGAGGCTGCTTGGCATCGTTGTTGGAACCGTCTTTGGTCTGAAAGCATTGGGAGGTATTGCATCCTTCATGCTCCGTGTGGTGGTTGTTCGTAGTGATGCCTTCGAACTTGGCGACAGTGGCAACCGACGTGGGGGCAGCGATGCCGGAGCCAGGTTTGGTGCCCTGGACGACACCGATGCCGAACTTCATGGTGCCACTCTCCTCCTCGTTCAGGCGGGAGACGATGGAGTAGGGTGCGGTGTCGACGATGCCGCCGGCCGCACCGATGGGCATAGGGTAGCCGTATCTGGTCTGGGCGCTCATTTACTTCTCCTCCTTCTTCTGCTGCTGGCGGTCGATCATGGCCTGCCGGCGGGCGGTGGCGGACTGGCCGTCATCCTTCGGCTGAGCACTGTCCCGGTTGAACATCTGGTGCTTCTGGTAGCTGATGCCCTTGCTGGTGGAAGCCTTGGCGTCGGCGACAGCACAGTCGAAGGCGGCGTCGATGTACGCCACGCTCTTGCCGTCCAGGCGGATGCCGGGCCGAACAGCCTGGATGACAGCCTTCTTGGCCTCCAGGATGGGCATGGACTCCAGCCCGTCCATGTGGAGAGACTGGCCGATCATGCCAAGCTGGATGCGCTGCCGCACGATGACGTCGATGGAGTCGGCGTTCATGGTGGGCGGCACATCGGTGGGGGTAGCGTTCGGGATCGTGTCGTTGTCGCCATCGGCCTTCGGCTCCTCGGTGGGAGTGGCGGGGGCGCCGTCGCTATCATCATCGCACGTCTCACCGCCGCCGTCTCCCTTGCCGCAGCCGTCGGAGGCGGCGCTGGCAAAGTCACGCTCGGCCAGTAGGGTGTCGATGATGTCGAACAGCAGGTCGATGTCGCCGTCCTGCTGGGCGATGATGCCCATGGCGGTCTCCTTGTCCTGGGGGTCGCCCTCGGCATCCCGGCGGTCACGGTTGGCCTTCACGGCCTCGACGGCGGCCTCGTGGCCTTCGGCGGGAGCCTCACCGGCGGGGGCGATGACGGTGTCCTCGTCACCCTTGGGGGCGGGGTCGGACTCGGGAGCGGCGGGGGCCGGATTGGCCTCGGCGTCCTTGGCGGCGATCCGCTGCGCCCGGCGGGCCTTGAACTCGGCAATGGCCTTGTTCAGATCCTCGGGGGACAGGACGCCATCCGCCCTCGCCTTCTGCTGGGTCTTCTTCATACTGGTTACTCCTTCCTTCTTCTTTCGGTCACGGCCGTCAATATTCAGCCGTGCCTGGTCTCCCGCCCTGGCCTCCAGGACAAGGGCGAGATGGTTGATGCTGATATTGCGCTGAACGGCATCGTATGGCTGCCCTTCAAAAACGCCCGGCGTCTCATCCAGGTCGAGGTTGTAGCCCAGGGACAGTTCCTTCAGGCCGGACTTCTTCATCTCATCCGTGTCATGGATGATAATTTCTGCCCGGACATCATTCCCGTCCCGCTCCCCCTCGGACAAAATTGTGCCGACCCCCTCCTGATGGACATTGTCCTTCGTGATGAGGCCGGCGTCGTGCGTGATGATGATGGGCTTGCCCTTGTACGATTTCAGGCTTTCCGGTGCGAACACCTCCTCCGGGAGCCGAAGTTCCCGCCGGATGGTGCCGTCCGGGTTCCTGTACTCAAAAATCCCCGTACTGGTCAGGATGGGGCGATCTCTCAGATAGCCTTCCTCGGTGTAGACTGCCTTCCCAAGCGGGACGCTGTCCAGCCGGTACACCTTCGTCAGCTTCGGGGCAGTCTGCGGAGAGGTCATTACTTCTTTCCCTCCCCTACCTTGGGCTTCTCGCCCTTGGCGGCGGTGAGGTCACCTTCGGCAAAAACAGAACCCTCACCTTCGTCGGCGTTGGCCTCTGGTTCGCCGGTGGCCTCCACAGTCATTTCGGTAATCTTCAGAACGAGAGCCTGGGCGCAACCCAACTCATCCAGCAGATGCTCCATGTAGAAATCCGCCAGATTGGTGTTGGTCTGCTCCACTCCGTCGATGTCCATGGCGAGCAGGTCGATCCGCTCACTCACCTTCTGAAGCTGCCGACTGAGGCCGCCGATTGCGTGAGCATTTTTCACAGCGTGTCAGTCCTTTCTTATATTTTCGATGTGCCGGGAG